TTATTTAAAGATAAAAAAGTAATTCTTCTATCAAAAGAAGAAGATTATATTAATAATCAATCACCATTGGAATATGAATGTCCAATACATAAGGGAATAATTCAAACAAAAACATATGAGGCAATGCTTCATTCTTATGGTTGTAATCTATGTAGTTATGATATGCATAAAGGAGAAAATAACCCAATGTGGAAGGGTGGTTTCTCTGAGATAAATTCAATTTTAAGAGATTCTATTGCAGAATGGAAGAAAGAATCGATGATAGCATCAAATTATAAATGTGTTGTAACAAATAAACGATTTGATGTAATTCATCATTTATATGGATTTGATAAAATATTTAATGATATATTTGATAACTTAAATATTGAAAAAAGAAGATTTATTAATGAATATTCGGACGAAGAATTAGTATTGATTAGAAATGAATGTAGTAGATTACATAAAATTCATGGTGTCGGAGTTTGTTTAACTGGTGATATTCATGCACTTTTCCACAAAATTTATGGGTATGGTGAAAATAATATAGAACAATTTAATGAATTTAAGGAAAATTATATTAGTGGTAAATATAAATATTTAGAAGAAGTTGGTTAAATATCAACTTCTTCTATTAAGGAGTCAATTAAATATGGTAACTACTCAAAAATCTAAAACAAAAGTAAAAATTAAACGTAATGAAATTACTTGTACTAAATGTGGATTAATTAAATCTATAAATATAAGTAATTTTTTTAAGACAGATAACCCTTTGTATAGTGAATTTTTCCCAACGTGTAAGGATTGTATTTATGAATTATATAACGCACATATACAAAATGGTTCTGATATTAGAAATGCTACTATACAGATTTGCGAATTATTAGATAGACCGTACATTGAAGATGTATTTTTTACAACATATGAAAAAGAAAAAGACAGTATTAAAATTTTAGGTTTGTATCTTAAAAATTCATCCATGCAACAGTGGAAAAAACAAGGAATTATAAGATATAAAGATAGTATATTTGCTAAAAACACCTCACAGGGGATGCAATTAGTATTTGAAGATCAAACAAGAATATATAGCGAAGAGTGGAACGGGAGATATACCCAAACAGATATAAATTATCTTAATCAATATCTTACGGGACTACATTCTGATTTTAAAATTAACACAACTAGTTATAAAGATTATGCAAAGAAAATTTGTTGTGCTAGTTTAGCTGTAAATAAAGCTTATCAAGATATGTTAGATGGTGTAAACGGAGCAGATAAAAAATATAAAGATTTACAATCAACTTTTGATACTCTATCGAAATCTGCTCAATTTAGTGAGAATTCTAGATCAAGTATGAGTGCAGGTATCAATAGTATTAGTCAAGTTGTTGATAAAATTGAAAGTAAAGAGTGGATATATGAAGCAGAAGAATATGAAAAAGATGCTATTGAACATTTATTAGATCAATTTAATAACATCCAGAAATCTTTGTAGGTGATATAATGGCAGTATTTAAAAACTTTAGTAAGAAAAGTAGACATATAAAAGATGGTGATTATGATAATTTAGACAGTAGTTTTAGTTATGATCCAATTATAGGAGAAGGGGAAAATTTAAATGATGAAGAATGGAAGAAATTCATTGCATATTATAGAATTCATATCGACAAATTTTGCATTGAAATTCTATGCTTAAAGCTTCATTTTTTTCAACGATTGATACTAAGAGCAATGGCAAGATATCAATATATAATGCTTATCTGTTGTCGTGGTCTTGGAAAATCTTGGATAGTGGCTTTATTTTTTGTTTGCTCTTGTATTCTTCACAAGGGGTTAAAATGTGGTATAGCTTCAGGGCAAGGACAACAGGCTAGGAACGTAATTATTCAAAAAATTAAAGGAGAATTAGCTAACAATCCAAATATAGCAAGAGAAATAATATTCCCAATTAGTGTTTCTTCGGACAATTGTGTTGTAAATTTTAGAAATGGTAGTGAAATTAGAGCTATCGTATTGGGAAGAAATCAAGGTGACGGAGCTAGAAGTTGGAGATTCCATTATTTGGCAATTGACGAAGCTAGGCTCGTGCCAGATAGTATAATATCAACCATCCTAATACCGATGACAAAAACTAAAAGACCAGTTGCAATTGAACATATGCAACCAGAAAAAGGTAAAGTAATTTTTATATCTTCAGCTTTTTTAAAAACAAGCGATTTGTATAAAAGATTTACTTATTTTGCTGATAAAATGAAAGAAGGTAATAAAAACTATTTTGTATGTGCGTTAGATTATAAAGTTGGAATTGAAGCTATGATATTTGATGCAGAAGATATTGAGGAAGAAAGAAGTAAGCCAGACACAACTGAAGAAATTTTTCTTTATGAGTATTGTGGACAGTTCGTAGGTTCTAGTGGTGAAAGTTATTATCCTTATGAAATAACATACCCATGTAGAATATTAGATCAGTGTGAATTAATTCAACCAAAAAAGAGTAAAAGTCAATATGTAATTGTACATGACGTTGCTTTATCTAATGCTAAAAACTCTGATAATGCATGTACCCATGTGATTAAACTTAAAGAAAAGGCTAATGGTACATATTTTAAAGACGTTGTTTATACAAAAACTCATAATGGGGCAACTCTTCCAGAACAAAGAGATTTCTTAAGAGAATTATATCATCTTAAATTTCCTAATGCAATAAAAATAATTATTGATATGCGTGGAAACGGAGAACCTTTGCCTTCACTTTTTTATGAAGCTTGGGAATATAGAGATGAAAAAACAAAAGAAACGATTGAATTTCCCCCATTAGTTTTAGATGATGATGATAAAGGTAGAGAAATAAAAAATTCTCTACCTATAATTAGAGGGATCACAGCAACTCAAAGTAGCAATAATACAATGTATACTTATCTTAAAGCGTCTTTTGAGAATAATTCTTTAAGATTATTAAAACATTCTACAGAGGTAGACGAAGAATACAAAAATGATCAAATAACAGTTGAAGAATATTCTATGTTTGTTCAGACAGATTTATTGATTCAGGAGTTATCTAATATCAAACAAATTTTAAGTGGCAATAATAATATAATTTATGATCGTATTGTAAAAACCCATAAACGCGATAGAGCAACAAGTTTGGCTTATGGTTTGTCAGTAATTAATGAAATGGAAGAATATAATAGAAAAAATCAAACAGATGATGACTACGATTTCGTATTTACTTATTCATAAATAATTCTGATGAAGATATGGAAATGGAAAATTATTAAGTTTCCTTGAATGAGAATTTTGATTCCAATTTAATAAGAAAGGAATTGTGATATGACAAGAACTATAGATTACGCCAAATGTCCTAAATGTGGTAAGAAATTTGAAATGGGATTCAATAATTATTAATTATGGATGGATTGGTTTATTGGAGGTATTAGGTTATGAAGTTGAAATAAAATGTATTTCTGATGAATATTATAAAGAAAGGAGGTTTCTTCTTGGAGGAGGAATATAATAATATATCGCCACTTAAACTTGAAACTTCTCATGCAATTGAATTGAATTCAATGTCTTTAACCACATATATGTTTCAAGAAGCATTAACGACTGGCATCTCACTTGAACAGCTAAAACTTTATTGTAAATATCCAATGAGATATAATATGCAATTACGTAAATTAAGTAGAGAAATGTATGGAATGAATGGAATTATGTCGAATACAACAGATTATTATGTATCTATTGCGTCATTAGATAAAATTACAACATGCTATGATAATACAACTCAAAATCAAAAAAGAAGAAAATTATATGATTTAATGACAGATAAAATTAATCATAAATTAACTTCTAGAGATATTTTACTTAGACTTTGTATAGACGGAATGTATGTAGGGTTTATGAGAAATTCCAAAGCATCTAATAAAGATGCAGTAATTCAACAAGGATTGGTTGACAGTATGCAGATTCTTGAAGGATTGTCTATGGATGATTCCATGATGATTCAACCATTAAATTTAGATTATTGCAGAATATTGGGTTTTCAAAATAATGATTATGTCGTTGGTTTTGATATGCTATATTTTAATGCTTTTGTTGGTAATGATTTATTAGGTGAAATTAAAAACTTCCCACCTGAATTTGTAAAGGCATATTTAGATTATAAAAAAGATGGCAGTAAAAGATGGTTTAAATTAGATCAATCTAAAACTGTTGTTTTAAAAATAAAAAGTAATATTGATGAACCATTTGGTAGAGGGTTGGCTGTTGCTGCTTTGTCAGATATGTTTTTCTCTGATCAATATACTGATAGTCAAAGAGCAAATATTATTGAAAATGCTGGAACTATAAGGTGGCTCAAACAACCAAGTGGTGAAAAACAAGGAACTTGTGCATTAAATAAAGATGCACAGCAAAATCAATATGATAATTTTAAGAATGCAGTTTCATCTAATTCATCTGGAAGTGATAGAAGAATTGGAAAGACCACTACTTTAGTTTTAGCTCCTGGGACTGAAGTTGGAAAACTTGAAACAAATACTAATGATACAATAAACACCTTAACTGATGAGAATATGAAAAGAATTTCAACTGATTTAGGATTTGCTTCTGGAGCATTAAATGGTGAAGGGAATGCTACATATAGTAGTTTGCAAGTTAATATCGACCTAGTATTGACACAAATTTATCAATGGTTAGAACAAATTTCATGGCAATATACTAAAGTATTTAATAATCTAATTAATTCTAAAGGCAAAGATATAATTAAATTTATATATTTAAAAACATCTTCATTGAATAAGAAAAATGAATATGATATTGCCAAAGAAATGTTTACGTTAGCAAGTGGAAGTAGATTATGGTTGTATGCTGTTGGTAGTGGCGATATAGATACATATATGTCATTAATGGAATATGAGAAGGTAATGGATATGGATGCCCTCTATCCTCCCCATTTAACTAGTTTTACATCAAATAATGAAACTGGAGATAAAGGTGGAGCACCAACCAAAGACTCTAATAATCCAAACACTTTAGCGTCTAAGTCAGCTAATACTAATAAGACACCTAAACCATCAACAAAATAAATAATTTTATCATTTTAAGGAGGTGAGAAGTAGAAAAATGAATCACATTATTGAATTATCGTCTGAACAAGTTGCTAATCGTAGAGAAATAAAATTTGTAGTAAGCGAATTAGAAGTAGAAAATGGGAATGGATGCATTTTTACAGAACAATATGTTAATGACAACATTGAATCTGCTAGAAATATGTTATTATATGCAACTTTTGCAGATATAGATAAAAGTCAATATACAGATCATGGTGAACAAAAAACAGATGATGGAGAATATATATTTCCTGATACATCTATAGTAGGCGTTACTACTAATGCTTATGTTTCTAATTTAACTATTGATGAAATTAAAGGGAAGTATCTTATTGCAGAAGGATATCTTCAAGAAGATAAAGTTCCTAATTTTATTGCCCAACTTAAAGAAGAATTAGATTTAGGAGTAAATCCCAAAACTAGTGTTGAAATTCATGCAAAAAAAGG